TCAGGCTCTTTAAAGTCAATCTTCAGCTCTTCAGGTAAAGAAATATTGTTGTATGATGCAATCTTTTTCTCAATATCATATAAATCATACTCATACATCCGATAAAGGTCTAAATCGTCTTGATAATCTTCAAAGCGTTCTAAATCCTTAATCTTGAGTGCAATCCCTGATGGAGTTTCTCCACCATCTTGAGCAAATTGCACATATAGGTGATTATTTTGAGCAACCAAGTCCAGTTGGAATTTAACAGACTCAATTACTGCGTTAATATCACCTTCGGGAGCAGCAATACCAAAAGTTGAACCTTCGGGTAGGTCAAGTATTGTATCACTCCCTGCTCGTTCTAATTTCTTATCCCCATACATCCCTGTAATGAACGGTTGCCCAAACATTTGGAATCTTAAGCCTAATTGTAACTCTGTCATTGTTATGTTTACTTGCTCATTGCAGCTAACAATGTCATTTGCACCTTCTACGAAGAAAGAATCAATCTGGTCTTCTCTGTGGGTGAATAAAAACGGTATTACGCCATAGCCATGTAGATATTCATTCATAATATTGCCATCTTCATCGTAATGGATGTATCTTTCTTTGTCCCAGTAGGCATATTGTAACTTTTCAGCAGCCGAAACATCACTTACATTCATCATAATCGGATATGTTATTGCTTCAGGCACAAAGGGGTTCTCGCCAAGATGCACATCAAAGTAATAAACTGGTCTATAATCAAAGCAGGGCTGTGGGAGGTCATCACGATATATTACTTGTGTTGCAACAGAGCCTACAAGACGAGTCATTCTTTCAACGTGTTTCATTTTAGCATCTTTTTTGCGAGTCAAGGAGGAGTACGAATCACTCACGTTACGAGAAGCCCCTACTGTGTAAATTCTTGACATCTTATTTATAAATCTGCGTGTAAAATTAGCATTATACACAGGAATTTCCTGAAATGCAGCAGCAGAGAAGTAATCATCAATATATTTTTCAGTTTCTGTGCCTGTATAGTAATCAAGCAGCTTCCGTATCCCATCTCGCCTTGATTGTGCTATTCTCAGTTTATAATCCTTGACAGATTCCTGTATTATATCTATCGGGTTCATCATCGTGAAATTACTCCTAATTCTCTTTGTCTAATTGGAAATCTGTTTAAAAAGAAATACCTGAAAGCATCCATTGAATGGTCGTGCCTTCCATCTTTGATATGGTCAGGCTTCAAATCCTTACCTTCTCCTGAATCTGGGTATCTATAATTCTCTAAGTCCTCTGCTAAACCCATACACTTTTTATTAACGTGTACAAATCTCTGTCCTTGTGCATTTTCCATAAACCCTCTAACGTGGCTCACTCCAGATGCAATACTTCTTGATACTTTATCTCTAATACTTCTTACCTGTATTCCGTTCCGCCTGAAAATCTCAATATCTCCTAGTCCTGACTGCCCCTGTGCTTGCATACCTGCAGGGTCACCGTAATACTCTCTTACACCATAATTCTTAGCTTGAATCATCTCCACAAACTCGTCAGTCTTGATGTTTGCTTTATGTGCAATCTCATCTATTACGTTTATATGTGTTATGCCGCCAACTACGTGAGTTTGAAACCATAAAGCAGCAGGCATTCTGAATCCAAAATCTATTGAACAAAAAGTCGGGTAATTAGGATTATATGGAAACTCTCCCATATCCAAGTTCCTATCAAACGGATAAACTCTACCTTCAAACGAAGTAAACATTGCCCCATATTCTTGCTCATAAAGCTCTTTTGACATATTTCGCTTACGTTCAATGAGAAATGAGTCTTTCTCCCCATCAGGGAATACTACGTGGTTATCCCAAGTTGGGGCTTGGTGAGATTCCCATAAATCATCTGCTTTCCCTAGCAAAAACAAATCATATATCCAATTAAACCCTTCAGGGGTTGTTATGAAGATAGCTTTGCCTTTTCTGTCAGACAAGGTTGGCGAAAGATACATATCCCATATCTTCCTTTTCATTTTAGCCACCTCATCCATGATTAGTAAATCTAACCCTTCCCCAACGAGAGAATCAGGATTGTCAGCGGATTTAGCTTCTACAGTAGTTCCCCACTTAAACTTTATAAACCTGTCCTTCTCTGAGGCTCTTACAATGTCATTGGCACGACCAATAACCATCTTTTTCCATACTTCTCTGAACATTAAGTCCGCTTTGTCGTAGGATAGCCCAACCAACCATATCTTTTTGTTGGGCTGAGAAGCATAATAAGTTGCTTCCATTGCAGATGCAGTTGTTTTACCGAATCGCCTGCCACATACCATAACGAAGAATCGTGCAGTATCTTTATCAGGGAAATGGAGCTTTTTTTGACCTGAATGGGGTTCATATTCCATAAAGTCAAACCATTGCTGCTTATATTGTGTTTGATTATCCATTAATACTTGCATCTTACAAGTAAGTTAATTTAAGTTACCATACTTGTATTATGCAACATATTGTATGATACAAATTCCAATAACAATATATAGGGGGACAGTATGTCCGAAGAAACAACGGTAGCTACCGAAACAGTTAGTGAGGGAACTACACAAGAGGCTTCTACAGATTTGACCGATGAAGGAGCATTAATTGCAGAGAGCAAAAAGTATCGTAAAAGGTCACAGGATGCTGAAGCACGTTTAGCAAAACTTGAATCTCAATTAGCAGAAGCTGAAAAAGCCAAGTTGAAAGAGAAAGAAGACTTCAAGGCTCTTTATGAAGAAAATGAAGCGAAGATTGAATCTTTGTCTAATAACGCTGATAAATGGTCTAAATACGAAGAATCAAAGCGTGAAAAACTTTTAAGTAGTATTCCTGAAGACGAGAGAGGAACTATGACTAAATTAGACTTAGAAACTCTTGAGTATGTAACCAATAAAATTAATTCCAGTAAAGCTAATGCTCCTGAAGTTGTTGGGAATACAAGACAGAAAACCCCTGACAAGCCCTTTGCAGAAATGAATGAAGGAGAAAAAAGAGCATGGCACAAAAATGTAATGGCTGGTATAAATAAAAATTAATCCTCTCAAAATGAAGGCTCATATGAGCAGTTGAAAGAGAGTAAATTTAGGAGAATGTCATGGCTTTTAGTGGTGACCCAACAAATGTAAATGTCCACTCAGGTGGTACAGGTAAGAGTGCTTATCCAATAGCTGACCAATTCGTCCCAGAAGTTTGGGGAGAGGCTATTTTGGATGTATTTAAACAAACAATAATGATGGACAATATGGGGGTCAATTTATCCTCAAATGTTTCGAAGGCTGGTGATGTAATCCATCTACCACACATTGGTGTACCTTCCTTACAAGCAGTTACTCATGGTACAGAAATAGCAGCCGATGTTACAGGTGCTGGTACTCAAACACAAACTGATTTAACAATAGACCAGTATAATGTTTCTTCTGTATATGTTCCTGACATCACAAATGTTCAATCAAGTTATGACTTGGTGAGCATTTATGCTAAACAGTTAGCTTATGCTAATGCAAGAGGTTTTGATAACTTCTTACATTATCAAGTAGCAAATAATTTTCAAGGATTATTTGTAAATGCTGGAGGAGTTTTAGGTGCAGATGCTAATCTATCAATGCACGTTCAATCAGCGGCTGAAGTATTATCAAAAGCCAATATTGCTGATTTATTTGCTCTGGTACTTGGTGCAACAGGTTCAACTGATGGTTGGCACTTGGTTCTTTCACCTGATATGTATTCATCACTTGCTCTGCTAACTGATTATGCAGCTGGAACAACTGCTTCTCTTGGTTCTGGTTTTGGCAGAACAGGAAATGCTGGTTCAATACTCGGTATGCCTGTTTGGATAGCACAATCCCCTTATATGGGTGCTGCTATGCTTGGTGATGATGTTGCTGCTGATGCTACTAAAGGTATCTTGGCAGTAGCTGATTTTGAAAGTTCAGGTACTGATAATAATGATATTGTTTATGGTTATGCAATACATGAAAGTGCTTTGTATTATGCTTTCTCTAAACAGGCTAAGATAACAGCCAGTTATAGACACGCATTTTTATCTACACTTGTTACTTGCGAATCTGCTTATGGTGCGGCATTTAGAAATGCTGATTCTGATGGCAATCGTAGGTGTTTTGCAATTGTTGATTACGAAGCTAGTTAATCGGTAGCTGATTAAATAATAAAAGGGGGGTGCTAATCCGCCCCCCTTTTAATAAGGAGATCGCATGGCAAAAGAAGAATTTAGATACTATAGGAATAGAAGAAAGTCAATCCATAGGCGTAAAGAATCTTGGTTTAATGCAGAAAGGGAAGCAGTTTATTCTGAATCGTTTAAGAGGATTAAGGGGATGGATGATTTAACGCCTTATGAACCACCAAAGCCAAAGGCAAAGCCAAAGGCTAAAAAGAAGAAATGATGCCTGACTTCAAGGCACTCATTGAACGCTTAAAAGTTAATGAGGGTTTCCGAAGCAGGGTTTACCAATGCAGTTTAGGATTCGATACCATCGGGTACGGATTCGCCATCAAAGATTTAGAACTTACAGAAAAGGAAGCTGAACATTTGCTTGCGAACAGAGTT